AGTAACTAAAGAAGAACTTAATGTTCTACCTAAAGCTGTTCAAGCTGAGATAGATGCAGGAAGTCATGTAGTCTTTCATCCTAATGAAGGACCTCAAACAGAGTTCTTAGCTGCAGATGAAAAAGATGTTCTCTATGGCGGTGCTGCAGGTGGTGGTAAATCATACGCTATGTTAGTTGATCCATTAAGGTATGCACATCGCAAAGCACATAGAGCCTTAATACTAAGAAGGTCTATGCCAGAGTTACGAGAACTTATAGATAAATCTCGTGAACTTTATCCACAAGCATTTCCCGGATGTAAGTTCAGGGAAGTTGAAAAGGTATGGAACTTTCCGAGTGGAGCAAAGATAGAGTTCGGTTTCTTAGAAAGAGATGCAGATGTATATCGTTACCAAGGACAAGCATATAGTTGGATAGGATTTGATGAGATAACTCACTTACCTACAGAATTTGGTTGGAACTATTTAGCCTCACGTCTTAGAACAACAGACCCTGAAATTAAAACTTATCTACGTTGTACTGCTAACCCCGGAGGTATTGGTGCTTCTTGGGTAAAGAAAAGATATGTTGATGCGTATGCACCGAATGAATCTTTTTTTGGAACAGATGGACTAACACGTAAGTTTATTCCTGCACGATTAACAGATAATCCTTACTTAGCAGAAGATGGAGTATATGAGCAAATGCTTATGTCCTTACCTCCTGTTCAACGTAAACAATTGTTAGAAGGTAATTGGGATATTAATGAAGGTGCAGCTTTTGTAGAATTTGATCCGGATGTACATATTGTAACTCCTTTTCAGATTCCTTTGACATGGGAACGTATAAAAGGTATTGACTATGGGTATGCATCAGAGAGTGCTTGTATATGGGGAGCAGTAGATAGAACAGATGGAACTCTAATTATTTATCGTGAATTATATAGAAAAGGCTTGACAGGTGAGGATTTAGGCTCTATAATAACAGACATGGAAATGGAAGACCCTTTTTCTGTTTCTGGTGTATTAGATACTGCTGCATGGGCAAGAACTGGTACAACCGGACCAACAGTAGGAGAGTCGCTTGTTAAGCAAGGACACAAGCTTAGACGAGCAGATAAAAATAGAATACAAGGTAAAATTCAGATTCACGAATATTTAAAAATACAATCAAGTGGCAGACCTAAATTGCAGATATTTAATACTTGCCCAAACTTGATAAAGGAATTACAAAGTATACCATTAGATAAGCGTAACCCTGAAGATGTAGATACACATGCTGCGGATCATGCTTATGATGCTCTGCGGTATCTTATTATGAGTAGACCTAGAATAAATAATCCTATGGATAATCTTCGTCAATATCATAGAGAATCAATTTACAAACCTGTGGATGAAACATTCGGATACTAAGTATGGCAGACGAAGAAAATAAACCTTTACAACCAATGGGGCTGCTAGATGCAGATGCAGTCTATGTAGAAGAAGTAGAAGGTGAAGATGGTTTAGAATTATCTTTAGCAGAAGATCAAAAACTAAACTTAGCAGGACTTATAAAGAATCGTTTCCAAGCAGCAGAAGATGCAAGAAGTTCACATGAAGATAGATGGATAACAGGCTATCAAAATTTTAGAGGGCTATATGGAAAACGAGTTAAGTTTAGAGAATCAGAAAAGTCTAGAGTATTTGTAAAAGTTACAAAGACTAAAGTACTTGCAGCATTTGGACAACTTATTGATGTTATATTTGGAACAGGTAAGTTTCCTATTGGAGTTACAGAAACGAAAATGCCAGAAGGTGAAGTATCTGTTGCTCATTTAGATACACAGAATCCAGTACCGGGTATTGAGACAAGCCAACCTGAGACAACTCTAAAAGAAGTCGAAAGTCCTTTTGATGTAGGATATGAAGGTGACGGTAAGGTTTTAAAACCCGGTGCTACTTTTTCAGATGGTAAGTTTCAAGAAAGATTTTTAGAAGAGTTAGCAAAAGAAGAAGGTAACTTTACTCCCGGACCTAGTGCGAACCCACAAGATTTAGAAATTAATCCTGCACAAAAAGCTGCAAGAAGAATGGAAAAATTAATCCATGATCAAATAGAAGAATCAAATGGTGCTTCTGAATTACGTAGTGCATTGTTTGAAGCTGCTATGTTAGGTACAGGAATTATTAAAGGACCATTTAATTTTAATAAAACTTTACATAAGTGGGATGAAGATGAAATAGGTAACAGAACTTACAATCCTGTAGAAGTTAGAGTACCAAGAATAGAATTTGTAAGTTTATGGGATTTCTTTCCTGATCCTTCAGCAACATCTATTCAAGAATGTGAATATATAATTCATAGGCATAGACTAAACAGAAGTCAATTTAGAGCATTAAGTAAGATGCCTTACTTTGACAAAGATGCAATTAGAGAATGTTTAATGATGGGTGGTGACTATGAGAAGCGTAGTTACGAAGATCAAATTAGAGATGAAGATGTAGATGAATATGCATTACCACAATATGAAGTATTAGAATATTGGGGAGTTATGGATGCAGCTTACTTACGTGATGTAGGTGTAGAGTTATCAGATGAAATAGATGATCTAGATGAACTGCAAGTAAATGTATGGACAAGTGGTGGTAAAATACTAAGAACAGTGGTTAATCCATTTACACCATATAGATTACCATATCATGCTTTCCCATATGAAAAGAACCCATATAGTTTTTTTGGTGTAGGTGTAGCAGAAAATATGCATGACTCACAACAGATTATGAATGGTCATGCAAGAATGGCTATTGACAATTTAGCCTTGTCAGGTTCTCTAGTCTTTGATATAGATGAATCTGCTTTAGTCGGAGGACAAAGCTTTGAAGTGTATCCGGGCAAAATATTCCGAAGACAAGCCGGAATGCCCGGTCAGGCAATACACGGAGTTAAGTTTCCAAACACATCAACTGAAAACATGATGATGTTTGACAAGTTTAGACAGCTTGCTGATGAACAGACAGGCATACCTAGTTACTCGCATGGTCAAACCGGAGTACAAAGTATGACTAGAACTGCATCAGGAATGTCTATGTTATTAGGTGCAGCAAGTCTTAATATCAAAACTGTTATTAAGAACTTAGACGACTTTTTACTTAAACCTTTAGGAGAAGCATACTTTCAATGGAACATGCAATTCTTAGAAGATAAGCTTGGAGTCGTGGGAGATTTAGAAGTTAATGCAACTGGTACAAATAGTTTAATGCAGAAAGAAGTTAGATCACAAAGACTAACCACATTCTTACAAACTGCACAGAATCCTGCTATTGCACCATTTGTTAAAATGTCTAAATTAATTAGTGAACTTGCCTACAGTCTCGATCTTGATCCAGATGAAATACTCAACGATCCAGAAGAGGCTGCTATCATGGCACAAATAATAGGAATGCAAAATAATGTTGGACAAGAATCAGGCTCGGAAGTTAGCCCCACTGGTCAAGAACAAGAAGGAATGGGCGGTGCTACTGGAGTACCTCAGCCACCTCAAAACCTTGGAGTTACAGGTACTGGCGGTGGCAACATCGGAATTGGAAATGTTCCGCAGTCAGGGGAAGCTGAATTTTCTGGCACACCTAGAGCAGTTGGAGAGTAGTGTAGACGAAGCACTAAATAGAAAGGAAGATATATAATGGCAATGACTCAAAACGAAAAAAGACAAGCAAATTTAGATAAGCTTATGATGTCTGTTAGGAGACAAGTTGATAGAGAAGAAAGTAATTTTCCTGATAAAGAGTTAGATAGAACTAAAAATAATTTAATTAAAAATGCTCAAAGTTTATATACTAAAAACGAAATTGAAACTTTTTTAGAAAAAGAAAGGACTAGAAGATTTGATGAGAAACGTGCAGAAGTATTAGCAAAAAGACCAGAACAAGAAGCAGCTAATCCATTAGGTGCAAGAACAGGTAGAGCTACAATGAAAAAAGGTGGAGGTACTCTTCTCAAAGGTAATCAAAAAGAAATAGATGCTAACAAAGATGGCAAGATTAGTGGTGAAGACTTTAAACTTCTTCAAGATGTAGAAAAACGTAATCCTAAATTTTTAGGTGGATTAATAAAATCTATAAAAAACAAACTTAAATCTTCTGGTGGTGGAACAGGCTCAGAAGATGCACAAATGTTTTTAACTTCATTACCAAGTTATCCTAATCAAGTAAGTATGCAAAGACCTATGTTTGCAGAAGGTGGAGATGTAAAAAATCAAATGGAAATGATGCTAGGTGAAGAAAAAGAAATGCCTATGTTACCTGATGAAGAAATGGAAGAAGATTATGTAGACTATGTTGTTGAGGAAACATTGTCTAATGAAGATAGAAATTATTTAATAGATGCTCTTGAGAAAGACGATAAACTAAGTGAGATATTTGATCAAGTAGTCGAGAGTGCAACAGAATTTACTGGTTCTGGAACTGTAGAAGGTCCGGGAACAGGTAAGTCCGATTCGATACCTGCAAGGTTATCGGATGGGGAATTTGTCTTTACTGCAAAAGCAACTGAAGAAATCGGAGCAGACAATTTAATGTCTATGATGAAAGATGCAGAAGCTGCTGTAGATGAAAGACAACAACTAGCTAATGGCGGTAGTCCAATGGCAAGGGAAGAAAGAGAAGTAATGGTTGCTCCACAAGAACCAATACAACAAAACATAAATGTTACTAAATCTACACTTGACAATAGTGCAGCAATGCCTCGTCAAGAAGAAGATAATGTGCGTAAAGCCATTAATGAAAACATGATGCTCGACCCTTATCAAAAGCACGTTAGAAGCTAACAAAAACGATAGGCTACTTACGTCAGTAACCCCTATCAAATTTATAACCTTTAGCTACCTTGTTAGATCAAGCCCCTAATTAAAAAAGACGTTTTTAGAATAGGCTACCTTGAGGTAAGCACAAGCCCTAAAAGGAGAACGAAATGGCAGAAGTTGAAAATATACAGGAAGAATCTGTAGAACCAACTCCTAACCCGTATAATCAAAAGAAAGATTGGCACACTGATGAAGTAATGCCTAAACATGGAGATAGTGCGGAAGGATTGTTTTTTGAAAAGCCACAAGCTCAATCAAGTTCAGAAGAAGTGCAAGCAGAACCTGAACAAAATGATAAAGCTTATAGTAGACCAAATTACAAAAAAAGATATGATGATTTAAAAAAACATTATGATACAAGACTCTCGGAGTTTAAACAAAGAGAACAAGAATTGATAGCTGAAGCTACAGCAAATAGACCGGAGTATCAAGCTCCAAAAACTGCTGAAGAATTAGAACAATTTAAAGCCGAGTATCCTGATGTTTATGAAGTGGTAGAAACTGTAGCTCATTTGCAAAGCGAAGATAAAGTTGCAATATTGCAAGAAAGACTCGATGCAATGCAAGGTCGTGAAACAGAAATACTAAAACGAGAAGCTGAAAAAGACTTGATTACAAAACATCCAGACTTTGAAGACCTTCGTAATAGTGATGAGTTTCATCGATGGGCAGAAGTTCAACCCGAAGAGATAAAAGATTGGATTTATAATAATCCTAATAATGCATCTCTTGCAAGTAAAGCCATTGATCTTTTTAAAATGGAAAATGGAATTGTTCCTACACAACCTCGCCAGAACAAATCGGAGAGAAGTTCTGCTGCTGATATGGTGTCTACCAAGACAACAACAGTAGATGAGAAACAACCGAAGATTTGGACACAACAGGAAATCGCTGCCCTACCTATGGCTGAATACGATAGACTTGAAAAAGAAATCGATAAAGCTTTAGAAGAAGGCAGGATTATATAATAACAAAGTTAATAATATTCAAGGAGAATAATTATGGCATTTAATCAATCTGATGCTCTATTTGAGCAGTCAACTGATACTAATGGTAACTTTGGTAATTCCGTAAGTGGTCAAACTAACTCCTTCTTCTTACCGAAAGTCTATTCTAAAAAGGTTTTAAACTTTTTCAGAAAAGCTTCGGTAGCAGAAGCAATCACTAACACTGATTACTCAGGAGAAATTTCTGCTTTCGGAGATACTGTAAGAATCATTAAAGAACCGGAAATCACCGTCTATCAATATGAAAGAGGTGCTGACGTAACTAAAACAGCATTAACAGACCAAGAACTTACTATGGTCGTTGATGTAGCAAACGCTTTTAAATTCATCGTTGATGATATTGAAACTTCAATGTCTCACGTGAACTTCAAAGAAGTTGCTAGTTCATCTGCTGCTTATGCATTAAAAGATGCATTTGATGCAGGAGTTATTGCTGAAATGTTTGCAGGTGTATCTTCAAGTTCACCTGATCACGTTATCGGTTCTGACAGTTCAACTGCCGATGCAACACTAGCTCACGCTACTAATTCTGTAGACCTATTAGGTTCTGATGGAACTGGTGTAGATGCTCTAGACCTTATGGCTAGACTAGCTAGATTACTAGATGATCAAAGCATTCCTGAAGAAGGAAGATGGTTCTTAGCACCACCTTCATTCTATGAAGAGCTTTCTCAATCTGGTTCTAAACTATTATCTGTTGACTTCAACGCAGGTCAAGGATCATTGAGAAATGGTTTAGTATCGAGTGGTAAATTACGTGGATTTGATATGTACAAATCTAATAATGTTGCTAGTACGTCTAACGCTACTGGTAAAGTATTAGCAGGTCACATATCATCTACAGCAACTGCCCAAGCTATAACATCAACTGAGGTCATTCGTGATCCAGATTCATTTGGTGATATAGTTAGAGGTCTTCATGTCTATGGTGCGGAAGTACTTAGACCAGAAGCTCTGGCATCTGCTTTCTATGTAGTAGACTAAGCAAACCCGTAAGTGGGGAAGGAATCGTGTGTTCGCTTCCCCCTTACACCTTTAAACTAATAGATTAACTGGAGAATAAATATGCCAATGCATAAAAGAAAAAAGAAAATGGGTGGTGGTTATAACGATATGATGCCACGTAAAAAGAAAGCTATGGTTGGAAAGGACATGGATCGAATGGCTTATGGTGAAGGTGGTCTTGTTGATTTTAAAAATCCTAATTAATCATGGCAAAAGGAGTTAATCACTACTTAAAAGATGGTACAGTATGGAAAGGCTCTTATCACAAGATGCCTAATGGAAAATTACATACAAATAAAACCCATACTAAAACAAGTAAACCTTTAGCACATTTTAAAGATTTAAGTAAAACAGCCAAACAAAAAGCTAAGAAGAAAAAATAATGGCAACAACTTTTTTAACATTAACTAACGATGTTCTTCGAGAACTTAACGAGATTGAATTAACTTCTGCAAACTTTGCTACTGCAAAAGGCATTCAAAACTTTGTTAAAAATTCTATTAACAAATCTTTAAATGATATTGCTAATGAAGAACCACAACTTCCTTTCTTTGCAGTTGCAGCAAGTGGAGGTACAGACCCTTTCTATGGTAATGTAACTGTAGAAACAACAGCAGGTACTAGATGGTACTTGTTAAAGTCTGGTAGTTCTAGTATTACTACCGACTACGCATCCATTGATTGGGATGATTTTTATTTAACAACTATAGGAGTAAGTGGTGAAACAACCCCTTATACTTCTAGAGGTTTAAAATTTATTACATTAGATGATTGGACAAGATATTTAAGAGATGCAGAGAATGACGATGATGCAGATACTCAAAACTACGGAGAACCTAAATATGTTATTCGTAGTCCAGATCATCGTAAGTTTGGATTAAGTCCTATACCCGATAAAGCTTATAAGGTACATTTTTATGCATATAGTGCACCCACACCTTTATCTGCTTTCGGAGATACTATAGTCTTACCAGACCAGTACTCTAATGTAATAACTGCTAAAGCTCGTTACTATGTGTGGCAATTTAAAGAAAGTCCACAACAAGCTGCATTTGCTATGGATGATTACAAAAAAGGTATGAAGCAAATGAAGTCTAATTTAATTAATCCTGCTCCAAAATATGTTGGAGATGATAGGACATACTTCTAACTATGGCACGATCTCAACCTTATACAGTCGCAGTCAATGGAGGATTAGTAAAATCTTCTAATGTTATAGACTTGTTAAAAACTCCGGGAGTTGCCAAGGATTTAAGAAACTTTGAAGTATCTACAGAAGGTGGATACAGAAGAATTAATGGGTATCAAAAGTTTGGTACTGGAAGCTCTACACAACCTACAAGTGGAACTACAAATATCTTAGGTGTATTTCCATATGCAGATGGAGTTATAGTTTGTGCAAGTACAAATATTTATTTTACACAAGATGGTATAACTTACTTGCAATTAAATAGAGCTAGTGTTGCAGGAAGTGGAGATAACTATACTGCATTTACTGGTCGTAGTGTTGCAGCTAGAACATCACAAGGTCAATGTCAATTTACTTTGTTTGAATCAGCTACATCTAATTATGGTACAGTTATTATAGCAGATGGTGCTAATGAACCTTTCTTTTTTAGAATGGAAGGTACTGGAGCAAACTTAAATAGTAGAACATATTTTGCAGGTGAAATAACTGTAACAAGCACGAAGCATGTTAAGTATGTTACAACACATGATAAACATTTAATCGTTGCAGGTGTTGAAGATAATTTAAATACAATTTACTACAGTGGCACATTAGACCCGACAGATTTTACAAGTACTGGTTCTGGTAATATTGTATTAGAAGATCAAATAGAAGGCATCAAAGGTTTCCGTAATGAGTTATTTATATTTTGTACGAACAGTATATTTAAACTTACAAATATAAATGATTCTAGTAATATAGCAATAGTACCCGTTACAAAGAACGTCGGGTGTTTAAGTGGTTATAGTATTCAGGAGATTGGTGGTGACTTAATATTTTTAGCACCAGATGGTTTCAGAACAGTAGCCGGTACAGCAAGAATTGGTGACGTAGAACTAGGCACAGTTAGTAAAGCTATACAACCTTTAATTACAGACTTAGCAGAAAACATAAATACATTTGTAATTAATAGCGTAGTTCTTAGAGACAAGTCACAGTATAGATTATTCTATACAAATACAAGTTTAGAAAACAGTCAACAAAAAGGAATTATAGGAACATTAAGATCAGATGGATTTCAATGGTCAGAGACAAGAGGATTAGAAGTTACTGCCATTGGTTCAGGATTTGATAATAATGGCATAGAACAATATTATCATGGAGATACAAACGGATATATTTATCAACATGATACAGGTAATAACTTTGATGGTAGTAATATATTAGCACGTTATGAAACACCAAACTATGATTATGGTGATCTAGGAACATTAAAGACTTTACATTATGTAAGAGTCTCGGCAAGTTCAGAAGGAATTACAGAACCAGATGTTCAAGTTAGATTTGATTATGGTAATACAGATATACCACAACCACCAGATTTATTTAATCTAGGGGTTATCAATCCTCCTTCAAAGTTTGGAGATGCATTATTTAATACTAATGTATTTGGTGGTGGTGATAATCCATTAATAAGAGTTCCATTACAAGGGAGTGGAACAAGTAATAATTTTACCATTATAAGTGATGATACAAAACCACCATACACTATAAATGGTTTCTACGTAGACTACATACCTTCAGGCAGGAGATAATAAATGGCACAAACATATACACGACAGAGTTCGTTTGCAGATGGAGATACAGT